ATTGTTTTGCAGCTTGCTCTTTTGGACAAGCTAGAGTAGGGCGGTTTTTGTTTACATACCATTGATTACGAATTTCCATATTTACCTCAGTTTTGGCATAAAGCTCTATACTTCTGAAAATCTTAAATCTCTGTGGCCATTTGGCTTCTCGACTATTGGTGATGTTACATTTGAAAGCGCGGCCTACGTTGCCCGCTATATCACAAAAAAAATTACGGGAGATATTGCAGAAAAGCATTATCAAGGCCGAAAACCCGAATACACGACAATGAGTCGTCGTCCTGGTATTGGTAAAGAATGGTATAAAAAATATTCTTCTGATGTGTATCCTTCTGATGAAGTGATTATGCGCGGCAAACAAATTAAGCCGCCAAAATTCTATGACACTCAATTAAGTGTTGCAGACCCAAAAATGTATGCTATGGTAAAAAAATATCGCGTGGATAGTGCCAAACTCCTTCAGATAAACGAATCGGTTCACCGACTCGCTGTGAAAGAAGAAGCTCAAAATCTACGCTTTAAACAACTAAAAAGAGGGTATGAAAATGAAACTCAGAATGTTCGCTGTTTATGATTCAAAGGTTGAAGCCTTTCTTCAACCGTTCTTTATGCAAACTCGCGGTCAAGCAATCCGCTCTTGGGGTGAGGTCGTAAATGACCCACAAACCCAATTTTGCAAATTTCCTACTGACTTCACGCTATTTGAAATCGGTGAATATGATGACGCAAAAGGCGTCGTTGAAAACTGCGACACTAAGGTTAATTTAGGTGTTGCTATCGATTTCAAAAATAAGCAGTCTAATCAAATGGAGTTGCTAAAATGAACAGAGCAAAACTTCAAATGGTGTTGCAAGAATTATTAAATTGTTCATGGGCTCTAAGTGAAGAGCCTACTTTTGAAGAAAACATGGAATTACACGAGTTATATATTGAACTCGATACGCTTATGTTTCGACATTTGCTTACTAATATGATAATTAATAAGGATAAACAAAAATGAATATACCTAGTGGTGGCCTTCCGAGTGTAATGAAACATAGCTTCTCTCAGGTCCCTAGAGCCGAGATCCCCCGATCAAGCTTTGACCGATCTCACGGGTTCAAAACCACTTTTAATAGTGGTGATCTTGTTCCTGTGTTTGTAGATGAAGCCTTGCCTGGTGATACGTTCTCAATGAGCATGACCACATTTGCTCGGTTGGCCACACCTATTGTTCCTGTAATGGATAATTTGTATTGTGATTCTTTCTTCTTCGCCGTCCCGATCCGCCTTGTATGGGACAACTTCAAAAAATTCATGGGCGAGAAAGTAAATCCCAATGACTCGACCACTTATCTTGTTCCTCAAATGTCAGCTCCCTCCTCTGGGGGTCATGCTGTTGGTTCTTTGTCTGATTACTTCGGCATTCCTACAGGCATTGCCAGTCTTGCTCACTCATCTTTATGGCATCGAGCCTATAACCTCATCTGGAATGAATGGTTCAGAGATCAAAACTTACAAAACTCGGTTGTCGTCGATAAAGACGATGGACCCGACACCTCAACAGACTATACAATCCTTAAAAGAGGCAAACGACACGATTACTTCACGTCTTGCCTCCCCTGGCCTCAAAAAGGCCCCGCTGTCACTCTTCCGTTAGGTACTGACGCTCCAGTAATAGGTATTGGAAAAACAACTCAATCTTTTACTGGGTCATCTGCTACTTTTTATGAATCAGATGCTTCTTCGTCTACGTATGCATCTTATCGTTTCATCGATCCCGCTACTTCTAATTCTCAATATGCTGTAGAAGAAAGTGTTGATAATGCTGGTTACCCTAATATTCGTGCAGATCTTTCTGCTGCAACTGCTTCAACCATTAATGCCCTTCGTCAGGCGTTCCAGCTTCAAAAACTCTACGAGCGCGATGCTCGTGGTGGAACCCGTTATACTGAAACGATTCGGTCACATTTCGGAGTAACAAGCCCTGACGCACGTTTACAGCGCCCTGAAATCTTGTGCGTCGGATCAACTCCGATTAATATTACACCGATCGCTCAAACTTCTGTTACTGCTGCTACTCCTCTCGGCAATCTTGCCGCTATGGGAACTTTTTCCCACCGGAATAATGGCTTTTCGAAATCTTTCACCGAACATATGCTAATTATTGGTATGATCTCTGTTCGTGCTGATTTAAATTATCAGCAGGGCTTAAACCGCATGTGGTCTCGTCGTACAAAATACGACTTCTATTGGCCCGCCCTTTCTCATATTGGTGAACAAACTGTACTCAATAAGGAAATTTATGCACAAGGTACTTCAGCAGACGAAGACGTTTTCGGCTACCAAGAAAGGTTTGCCGAATACAGATACAAGCCATCTGTTATTACCGGTCAATTCCGTTCAACGTATAGTACCCCACTTGATATTTGGCATCTTGCTCAGGAATTCTCTTCCCTTCCGACACTTGGAGATACATTCATTAAGGAAGCTCCGCCCGTATCTCGGGTTATCGCAGTACCTTCACAGCCGGAATTCCTCTTGGATGCATACTTTAATTTAAAATGTGCTCGTCCTATGCCGACATACTCTGTGCCCGGCTTGATCGATCACTTCTAGGAGACTTATGTGCATATTCGGTGTTGATGATGCACTTCTTGCTGGTGGTGCAATGGCTTTGGGGGGATCTCTTATTGGTGCCCACTCTGCTGGAGATATCAACGAAGAAACGATGAAGTTTAATCATGATGAAGCAATGCTTGCACGAGGCTTTGCTTTGGATCAATCACGTTTCCAAGAACGAATGGCAAATACTGCTTATCAAAGACAAACCGCTGATATGAAAGCCGCAGGTATAAATCCCATGCTTGCTGTTATGAAGGGGGGTGGAGCACCCGCTCCTGCCGGTGCCTCCCCTTCTACTGCTGCGTCTACTTCAATGCCGGGTGGTAATCCCGCAGATTCAATTCAACGTGGTCTTATCTCTGCTGTCGAAATGGCGCGTGTAAAATCACAAAATAAAGTAAATGATGCTGTAGCAGAGCAAAATTATTCTTCTTCGTTACGAAACGATATGGAAGGTATGCTTTTACAAAAAAAGGCACAAACTGAAGTTGCAACTGCTAAAAAAATGGATGCTGAAGCCGATGTAGCTGTAGCGCGTAAAAAAGCTGCTATTAAACATGCAAATATTGATGCCGATTGGGCAAATTTTGATGCTGGAATAAATCGTACTGAAAAAACTGTAAATAGCTTTATGCCAAAACTGAGGTAAATATGGAAATTCGTAATCAATGGTATGTAAACAAAAACCGCCCTACTCTAGCTTGTCCAAAAGAGCAAGCTGCAAAACAATCTTTTAAAGAGGAATGTGATATTAATAATATCCTAAAAAAGTACGAAAAGACGGGCGTGCTACCTGATATGATTCGCAATAACCCTCAATATGGTGACTTCTCAAATGTAGGCACCTACCAAGATGCGTTCATGGTCGTCCAAAAGGCTCATGAGCAATTTAATGCCCTTGATGCTCGAGTCCGTGATCGCTTCCAAAATGATCCAGCTCAATTCTTAGAGTTCACCTCAGATGCTCGTAATCTCCCTGAGATGGAAAAACTCGGTATGGCTATACCCAAATCTCCAAAGGCCGTTGAAGAGGCCGTTAAAACCGAATCTGGTGAGGTTAAAAAGTGAGCAACGCGCAACGTCAGAACAGTACTTCACTTGATGTAACTGTTCTGACTGACAGCGAACCCGAAAAATCCTTCGAAGAAATACTATTGCGCGCTGTGGCAAATTCTCCCCTCTCTACTAGCTCCCCGCACTCCGGCCGGGCAGGCCGTCCGTCTCCGTCTCCTGTGATAGCCAAAAGCTATCCCCGTATTAATCCACCCGCTCTCTCTTGGGCGTACCAACTATCTGTCTTAAAAACTCTAAATGAGGTAAAAAATGCTACGTAAAAAACTAAAAAACTATAAATCTAAAAAACTCTTCTCAAAAACTGCATCTAAATCTCACTCTAAAAACTCTCAAGGTACCCCCATGCGTGGTGGTATTCGTCTCTAAAAAAAAAGGAGCCTACAACAGTGCCTTGTTATAAGCCCCTAAAAGGGTATCGTTCATCTAAAGTGAACGCTGCCACTGGTAAGCGTAGCATAGTATTTTCTGCTCGGGAAGGCTTTTATGACCAGTTCCCTATTGACGTACCCTGTGGTCAGTGCATTGGTTGTCGTCTTGAACGGTCTCGTCAGTGGGCTATCCGTTGTGTCCACGAAGCTTCTCTATATGAGTCTAATTGCTTTATTACTCTTACTTATTCTCCAGAGCATTTGCCTGGTGATGGTAGTCTTGATCTTCCGGCGTTCCAAAAATTTATGAAGCGACTTCGGGAGCGGCATGGTGCCGGCATCCGATTCTTCCACTGTGGTGAATATGGTGAAAATAATTCTCGTCCTCATTATCATGCTTG